CCCGGTATCTGGCGGCCCTGCTGGTCGAGGTCGGCGGACAGTTCCCAGCGGATCATCGTCTTGTTCTGGAGCACCTTGCGCTCGATGCGGAAGATGTCCGGCGGGAAGTGCTGGTTGGGGTCGGCCTGGGGCTGGCCGTCGAGGTACTTGACGAAGGTCCGCCAGCGGATCACCCGCGCGCCGCGCAGGTCGTCGAACGAGACCACGGCGGCGGCGATGAGCACGTCCTTGGCCACGGTCAGGGTCGGGGTCGGGAGCGAGCCCTGGCTCGCCTTCTCGAACCCGTCCGCGTCAATGGGCAGCGGGATGTACGGCTGGCCCTTCCAGCGCACCGCCTGCCCGTCGAGGGTCCCGGGGACGTAGTTCAGGACGCCGCCCCCGATGCCGGTCATGTCGATCTGGTAGAGCCGGATCTCGGCGCCGGGGTCGAGGCGTTGGATGTCTGCGGCGATGGGCATCGTGCGGTCAGGTCCCGAGGTCGTGGACTTGTTCGAAGGAGGCGTCGATGTCCCACCGGCCGGGCACGTCCTTGACCGGCGTCCACGAGTACTGCGGGCACACCCACTTCTGGGCGGTTGAGTAGCCGGTGGGGACCCACCAGAACCAGGTGACGCCCTGGTGGGTCGCGAAGAAGTTCCGCAGCGTCTGCATCTCCTGGGTGGAGCGCGCCCGCCACTGGACGGACACCTTGGTGGTGATGGCGTTCAGGCCGTCGAGGGAGCGCAGGCTGTAGCCGTCCTGGAACGACACGACCCGGCGGCGCGGCTCCTCCTGGAACGAGGGGCTGTAGGCCAGCGGGATGGAGGGAAGGGTCAGGGCCATGGATTGGTTTACCGTATTATACTAGGAATTGCTTAAAAGGCCGCCGTTCCGGCGTTCTTTCAATAACTTATCGTTCATGGCCTGCTCGATCTGGCGGGCGATGGCGCGGCCCTGGCGCTCGGCGGCGCCCGGGTCCATGCCCTGCTGGGCGGTGACGTTCACGGTGATGTTGGTGGTGGCGCCTCCGACATCGCCGGCCGGCGCGAGGGCGGCCATCTGGCCCTTGGTGAACACCCCCTCCCCCTTCTGCAGGATCGCCGGGACCTCGTTCCCGTTTCCGGCGAGCCCGCCCGTGTGGTAGCGGGTCCACGACGCGACCGGGGGCAGGGGCCGCACGGCCGGGACCTCGGAGCCGACGAGCCCCCCGGTGTGGAAGGCCGGCAGGCGGCGTTGCGGGAGCGGGTCCGCGCCGATGATTCCCCCGGTATGGGCGACGCGCGCCATGCCTGCGCCCATCATGCCGACGTTGCCCGCGAACATGCCCGCGCCGCCGAACATCATCGCCAACGGCTGGATGATGGCCATGCGGATCGCCATGCGCGCGAGGTCGGCGGCGATGGACTTGGCCATGTCCGCGAAGGCTTCCCGCGCGCTCTTGGCTCCCATGACGATGTCCACGAGCGCGTCCTCGAAGTGCAGAAGCGCGCCGCCCGCCGCTTGGTCCCAGGCGTGCGCCATGTCCGGGATGGAGCGCGCGAGCTGCCCGAGCGCGCCGTTGGCGAGGTCCATCTGGTAGGCGGTGCGGCCGAGCGCGGCGGCCTGCTCCTCCTCCGCCGCGGTGAGGTTGACGGTCTCGTCCTGGAGCCGGCGGCGCTTCTCCATGAGGATGTCGATGCGCGCGGCCTCGACGTCGTGGGCCTCGCCCATGTTCCCCATGTTGGCGAGTTCCATCTGGCCTTGCTGGAGGTCGAAGCCGCGCTCCATCGCGAGGCGGGCCTCCTCGGTGGCGTCCTGGACGTCGTGCAGGGCGAGGACCTTCTCGCGCAGCGTGGCGATCTGGCCCTCGTCGCCCGCGATGCCGAGCTGGACGGCCTGGGCGTAGACCTCGTTGGCGATGGCGGCGTCGCGGGCCGCCCCGCCGCCCTGCGCGTAGGCGGCGCCCAGGCGTTGCAGCCCGTCGATGTCAACGTCCATGCCCGCGATGGCCTTGGCGGTGTCGAGGGACGCCTGGGCGGCGCGGGACGCCTTCTCCATGTCGGTCAACTGCTGGACCACGTCGGCCCGGCCGGACATGCCGAGTTCGACCGCCTTGTTGTAGGCCGCCTGCGCCGCCTCGGTGTCGCGGACGGCCTGGGAGCCCCGGCCGTAGGCCTCGGCGAGGCGGTCGGCCTGCTCGGCGTGTTCCTTCATGTCGAGCACGGCGGCCTTGAAGTTCAGGACCTCCTGGAGGCCGCGCGCCTCGCCCTCCAGTTCCATCAGGGCCTCGGTCTGCTCCTTGGTGTACTGGTGGGCGTACTGGGCCTCCTTCGACAGGTCGGAGAGCGCGTTGCGGTACTGCTCGACGGATTGCCGGCCCCGGCCGTAGGCGTCGTCGATGGCCCGGATCGTGGCGACCTGCTTCTCCAGGTCGGACTTGTCCTCCGCGAACCGGTCCCCCTGGGTCATCGCCGAGGCCTTCTCCTTGGCCGGCCCGAGCGCGGCCGGCTTCTTGCCGAGCGCGTCCTTGGGCCGGGGCAGGGCGGTCCGGGAGCCCGCCGGGGGCTGGAGGACCTGCGACAGCGGGGGGACCGGGGCTGGCGCCGGGTTGTCGGCCAGGGCCTGGTCCCACGCCTTGGCCGTCGCGCCCGCCGGGTCCGACACGAGGTCGCCGAAGCTCATCTTGGCCAGGCCTCCGGCGACCGCCGCCAGGCGCTGGGCGCCGTTCACGGCCGCCTCGAAGGTGTTCGACAGCTTCAGGACGCCCCACTCCAGGGCTCCGACCAGCACGGTCAGTCCCTCCAGCGTGGCGGTCAGCGGGACCTCCAGCTTGGTCCCGAGGGTGTTCAGGAGCTGGTTCCAGGCGTTCTTGTTGCGGGCGATGACGGAGTTTAGGTTGTTGAACGTCTTGCCCGCCGCCCCGTCGTACTCGGCGAGCGCCGCGATGAAGATGTCCCGGAACGCCGCGGACGTGACCCGCCCGTCCTCGGTGAGCTGGCGCATGGCGCCCGCGCCCTTGGCCAGCGTCGGGTAGAGCTTGGCGGCGGCGCGGTCCATCGCGCCCAGCAGCCCGGGGATCGGCTCGGTGACTTGGTTCAGTTGCTCGATGTTGGCCTTGGGCATCGCCAGGGTCTGGGACAGCCCGACCATCGACCGTTCGAGTTCGGCGGTGGTGGCGCCGGTCGCCTTCTGGGCATCGGTGAGGCCGACCATCATCTGGCGGGCCTGCTCGGTGGAGATCGTCCCGTCCTTGACCATCGGCAGCAGCTTGGAATAGCTGTCCGCCAGCTTGAGGGTATCGACCGAGAGCTGCATGGACGCATCCGACAGGAAGCGCATGGTCTCGGCCGAGCCCTCCGCCGACCCGGTCAGGGTCTCGAACCGGGTCCCGAGGTCCTGGAAGGTCGCGCGGACCTTGGTCATGTCCTCGACGAGCTTCTTGATTTCCTGGGCCGCCAGCGCGGCGCCGAAGGCGCGGGCTCCGATGGCCGCCAGCATGAGGGCGCCCTGGGCTCCCGATGCCGCGCCGACGATGTCCCGGAGGCTTCGCGTGGCCTGCTGGGCGCCGCTCGACAGGCCCGAGGTGTCGAGCGACACGGTGATCTTCTCGGCCTTGGCCGCCGCCGCCCGGATGTCGCGCACGGTGCGGGCGACGCGCTCGGCCCCGGAGGCGTCCACGTTGACCGACAGGTTGGCGGCCCGGCCGGCGGCCTCCGAGATGTCGCGCAGCGCCTTGGTGAGGCGGGACGCGCTGCCGATGGCCCCCGAGGCGTCCAGGTTGACCGACAGCTTGGCGGCCCGGGCGGCGACCTCCGAGATCTCGCGCAGCGACCGGTACGCCTGGACGGACCCGGCGGTGAGGCCCGACGCATCGAGGGTCAGCGGGATCTTGCCGACGCGCGCCGCGGCGTCCCGGATGTCCCGGATCGACCGGAGCACCCCGGCGGCCCCCTCCTGCGTCGGGCGCGCGTCCACCGCGACCGACACGGCCCGGCCCTCGATGGCGTCGAACGCGGCGCGGATGCGGTTGATGTTGATGACCGCGACGCGCGCCCCGGCCTCGGCCGGGCGGGGGTCCACGCGCGGCGCGACGGCGCGGTCGGCGAGGCGGTCGCCGGCCTGCTGGATCGTCCGGAGGCTGATCGCGAAGCGCCGCGCCCCCTCCTCGGCGCCGCGGGCGTCGATGCCGACCGACGGCCCGCCGCCGCCGCCGGACAGCAGGCCGCGCACGCGGGAGAGGGCCGCGGTGATGCGCCGCGCCCCGGCCTCGGTCGGGCCGGCGTCCACCGGGGCGGTGAACGGCCGGGCGGAAAGGCGGGCGCCGGCCGCCAGGACCTCGCGGAACGAGCGGGCCGCGCGGTCGGCGCCGCGCTCCGCCCCGGCGGTGTCGAGCGAGACGGGCGTCCGGCCGATCCGGGCCGCCGACAGCCCGACCTCGTCCAGCTCCCGCCGCATCCGGGCGGCGGCGGCCTCCGCCCGGGAGGTGTCGAGCCCGACCCCGCCCGCCGCGGAGACGCCGCCGAGCGCCCCGGAGATCCCGCGCACGGTGCGCCCGACCCGCCCCGCCGCCGCGTCCATCTCGGAGGTGTCGATCCGGACCCGGCCGGGCGTGGCCGACAGGCCGGCGAGCTGGCCGGAGACCCCGCGCAGCGCGCGGGCCACGCGGGCGGCGGCGGCCTCCGTCCCGGCGGCATCGACCTCGGGCGCGACGGTGCGGCGCGCGATGGCGTCGGCGGCGCGGGCGATGGAGTTGATGCTGAGGACGGCGCGCCGGGCTCCCGCCTCGGTTCGTCCGGCGTCCACGGG